TCGCGATAGCGGTGCCAATTCAGCAGAAGAGTTCCGTATTCACGGTTAACCTACCGCCCTGGAAGGTTTCTCAAGCGGTGAGTGAGTAATGGCTGCGGCAGTATCTTATGTAGTTCGCGCGCCGCAGTGGATACTCACTTATTCGGGCGTGAATATCTCCGCAGACGTTTCGCACATGGTTGTGGCTATCAGGTACGTCGACAGGCTCGACGGTGCTTCAGGCGAGCTGGAAATCGAACTCGAGGACTCGACGAAGCTGTGGCAGGGCGCCTGGTACCCCGTGCTCGGCGACATAGTCAGTTTGCAAATTGGCTATAGCGGAGAGTCGTTGCTGGACTGCGGCCAATTTCAGATTGACGAACTGGAGCTGGATGGACCGCCCGATGTGATGAGACTGCGCTGCCTGGCCGCGTACATCACCAACGCGATGCGCACCGCAAATACTGTGGCGTACGAGAATATGGGCATCCTGGAAATCGCGGGGCGAATTGCCGCAAAGTATGGGCTGACGCTGGTGACAGCGTCCTCGGAGTCCGAGAGCGACGTCGTGTTTGCGCGCGTCACTCAGCGGCGCCAGATGGATTTGGAGTTTCTGAAGCGTCTCGCGCGAGAGCACAACTTTGATTTCACAGTACGCGCCGGGCAGTTGGTATTTTACGAGCGACCAGCGCTCGAGTCGGTAGCGGCAGCGGCTCTCATTACGCGATCAGATACGATTAGATTCTCATTTCGGAACCGGGGGCGTCGAATCTACGACGCCGCGGAATTCTCTTACTTCGATCCTGATACGAAAAAACTGATTACTCAGTCGGTGTCGGCGGATCAACCTTCTCCGACCGGAGATACACTCAAAATCGTGGCGCGGTGTGAAACCGCGCAGCAAGCGAAGGTGAAGGCAGAAGCAGGGCTTCATCTGCACAACATGGTGTTGGTGGATGCTTCGCTCGAGGGGCCGGGGAATCCGGTGCTGGTGGCAGGGAGCAATGTGCAGCTGAGCGGTTGGGGCGCGCTGGATGGAAAGTACCAGATAGAGACGGCCAAGCATCACCTGGCGCGAGCGACAGGATATACGACCTCGATTGCGGCGCGCAGGGTCAGCGCATGAACGAAATAATCGAATACCGAGAGCGATTCGCCTCGTTGGATCCGACGTTCCGCGTCGGGATCGTGCAACAGCAGGATCCAGCGCACGCCAAGGTGCGTGTGGTGTTCCCGGATTACGACGAGATGATCAGCTGGTGGCTGCCGGTCGTCTTCGCGAAGACGCAAGACGATAAAGTGTACTGGATTCCGGATATCGGCGAGCAGGTGGTGTGCCTGATGGATCTGCGCGACGAGGCTGGCGCGGTGCTGGGCGCGATCTATTCGAGCGCCGACGCGCCGCCGGTGAACAGCGCCGATAAATTTCATATCGGGTTCAAGGACGGTGCGAGGTTCGATTACGATCGCGTCGCGCACATTCTTGATCTGTTTTTCGAGGACACCACGGAGTTCAAGTATGATGCACGGATTCATCTTTTCGATCTGAAATTTCAGGACCAGGCGGAGCTCAAATACGACGGCAACCAGCACGTTCTGACAGTGAGTTTGCCTGCGGGCGCTGCGTTTAATCTTACAGCGAACGGCGCGCAGATTCAGATCGACTCGAGCGGCAACGTCATCATCACAAGCGCGGGACGGGTACAAATCGGGAACGGCCCGCTGGCGGGTGTCGCGCGGCTTGGCGATCAAGTTCAGGTGGGAGAGGCGACGGGAACGATCGTGACGGCAAGCAGCGATGTGCTGGCAGGATGACGATGGCAGCTGGAGGAATCACGCTTGCGGATATCAGGTCGGCCGACTGGTCGCTGGCTCTGGGAGCCATCGGCGAGGTAGTGCAAGGGATCGCCGACGTCGAGCAGTGCCTCGGAATAATAGTGACGACTCCACGAGGGAGCGACCCGCTGCGGCCGACGTTCGGCGCGGATATCTGGCGCTACATCGATTTTCCGATCAGCCTGGCGCTGCCCGCGATCGTCAGCGAACTGACCTCGGCGATCACGATTTGGGAGCCACGAGTGAATCTCGTTTCGGTGACGGCGCAACCTGTCAACGACGCGACGGCGCAGTCGGGAGCGCATCTCGACGTCACACTCAATTGGCAGCTCAAGCTGGGCGTCGCCGGGGCTCCGGTGCATATCACGACCGTGACAATCCCGGGAGCGACGGTCTAGCCGGGCCGCGCCGACCGCGATGAAAAGGATGAGTTGATGGGTGCAGGAATTCCATCGCTGCCGCCGCCGGTGTTCGTCAACGACGCGGACGGACTCGATCCAAACCTGATCCTGGCGGACATGATCGCCGAGTTCGAAGCAGCGTCGGGCAGAACGCTCCAACCAGCGCAGGTCGAGCGCCTGCTGATCAATCTGTATGCGTACCGCGAATCGCTGGTGCGCAACGCGATCCAGTATGCGGCGGAGCAGAATCTGCTCGCCTTCGCGTCGTTTCCGATGCTCGACTATCTCGGTCAACTGCTGAGCGTGAATCGTCTGGCGTCGCAGCCCGCGGTGACGACGCTTCAATTCACACTGAATGGGGCGCTGACGGTGCCGTTCACGATCCCTGCTGGAACCTTGGCGGGGACCAGCGACGGGCTATTCGCATTCGCGACCAGTGCGACGATTATCATCGCAGCCGGCGCAACCATCGCGAGTGTCGCTGCGACGGCGACCGCTCCAGGAGCGGGCGCGAATGGATACCTGGCGGGGCAGATCAATGTCCAGCTGAATCCGAACGCCTTAATCGCGAGCGTTACCAATACGAGCACGACGACAGGAGGCTCTGCCCCGGAGACGGACGATCATCTGCGCACACGCATACAGGCGGCGCCGAATCAGTTCAGTGTCGCGGGACCGATCGGCGCGTACCGGTTTTTTGCGATTGGTGCCGACCCGTCGATCGCCGACGCGCAGATTGTCAGCCCGGTTCCCGGATCGGTCAACGTGTACCTGCTGACGGGACCAGTGACGCGACAACCGTCGCCGGCGCCGAACAGTGCTGGAGTCGCGAACTCTGCGTTGCTTGCGAAAGTTGCCGCGGTGCTGAATGCCGACACGATTCGTCCGCTGACCGACACGGTGAACGTGCTCGCCGTGACCGAGGTCGACTACCAGATCACGGCGACGGTGACGCTCTACTCGGATGCCGATCCGACTGCGACGATCGTCGCGGCGACGACGGCGGTGCAGGAACTCGCGCTCGAGCTCGCCGCCAAGATTCAGCGGGACATCGTGCCGAGCCAGATAATCGCGGCGCTGTCGGTTGTCGGTGTCTATGGCGTGACGCTCTCGTCGCCGACGCTGACGCCGCTCACCGCAGGACAGTGGGCGAACTGCACGATGATCTCGCTGACGGCGGCGTTCAGCACGGAGCATAGCTGATGCCCGAACTTTCGGCCGCGCCTTCGATCAATGATTCGCGCACGCAGGCGCTGCTAGTGCTTATCTCGCGGCTCGCGGCGCTCGATCTCACGACTCTGCTGGTCTACAGAATCGACTCGGTGGTGGACGAGGCGCTGCCGTTTCTGGCGTGGCAATTCGATGTCCTGTCTCCGCTATGGCAGTTGATCGCGCCGGTCGCATTGGGCGTCGATGCGCTCACCAACATCGATTTGCTGATCGACGTGGACAATCTGGTCGAGTCGGGTGGCCTGGTTGCGGAGCTGGCGCTGACCGAGGCGGCGCAGCGCGAACTGCTCAAGAGCGCCATCGGGTTGCATCGATTTCGCGGCACGCCGTGGGCGATCAAGCAGGCGCTCGCGTCATTGGGATGGACAACGGTTTCTCTGCTCGAAGGGCAAACGAATTGGGGCGGGGTAGCGTATCCGTCGAACCAGGGGTGGGCGGTGTTCCGGGTCATGATCGATCTCGTGGTCGGGCAGGGCGTTTCGATCGGTGCGACGTCGACGGCGGTGGCGGCGGTTAATTTTTTCAAACCGGCGCGCGCGTGGCTGGACTCGTTATGGTTTGCGGTGCCGGCGATTACCGACGTGGGCCCGGTTCCTGCGGACAAGTTGACGCTCGGCGGAATCGTGAAGTACCAACTCGACGCGGTGCGTGCGCCCAATGACAACGCACTGGCGTTTGCGATCACAGTGGCGTCGTTGATCGATGCGCACGGTCCGATTGTCCCCGCTTACGACGGTCACTATCGGCATAGCGGGATCACTTACGGCGCCAACGAACCCGAAGTCGCCGACGCGGCGCTGACGGTTAATGGCGCAGCCGTTTTGCACGGAGGTTAAAATGAGAAGGCCGATTGGAATCGTGCGGATACGAGTTGTCGAGCGATGCCGCGTGGTGTGGGAACACGAGGGTCGCAATCTGTTCGTGAACGTCGGGCGGCCGGCGCTGGCGGCACTGCTCGGCGGAGACACTACCGGCGAATTCGCGTCGGCGGTGGGATTTGGTTCCGGCTCGACCGCGCCGACGGTGACCGATACTTCTCTGACGGCGGCC